CTATTCTCCACACACGTGGAGTTGAACCGTAAGACAACTGAAAAGAGAAGAGAATAAAGGCCTATTCTCCACACACGTGGAGTTGAACCGTCACTTTGCCGATGCACCACCAACAAATAAAACTATATGGCTAGAAAGTTTCTTATTTCCACTCAGACCGCTAGAATCGCTTTTGTAGAATTAGAGAAACAAGGATTGGTTGAAAGACTCCCAAAGGATAGTGTTCACGATACGGATACTTTCAAATACATCACAGGCTGAAATAGTGCGACTGTTTACCCCAAATTGATATTACTCTGAATTCCATAGCCATTACGTTTCCATCTTGATTTAAGGTTTCAATTGTAGCTTGGCTAGTTCTTGGATCACTTCTAAGAGACTGGACTATTTTTTCAGGATACAATTCTCTTTCCCAATCCGTAGCCATTGCACCAATGACGGCAGGGTTCCCCCATTGTTTCCACATAGGCAATGAACCAACAGGATAATCTAGCATATCAATCATATTATTTGCGTATGATAGTTCACCTGAGAGAATCGCCAAGTCACCTGTGGAATCCGACAATAGACCGCGACCGACTGACAAGGCAAGGTCTTGACCGAGTAATCTTTCCTCTAGTGCGCTTGGATTGCTAGATTTATTTGACGAGTAGGTTTGTAGAGTAGGTCTTTTGAAAGGAAGTCTTAGAACCATTCCTGAAATGTTTTGATTAACTGAAAGCCCGTTGTAATCAGCTAGGGCAGTAGATAGAGACGAGTCGCCAAGTTGACTTTCGGCTATTGACGTAAAGGTTTCCCCACCATTCACAAAATAAACTTGCCAATCAAAATCAATGTCTGAAAAGAAAATAAATACTTCTCCATAAAGCCCTTCATAATAACTATTCCAAGAGAAATCATAAACGTCTGAATCTATGAAGGGTGTAGAATCCCAATAGGGTAATGTGGCACTGTCAGAAAGTGGATCTGTGGAAGTTGCAGGTGCTAGGATTAGAACACCCGAAGCATTAAAAAGGCTTTCTGCTTGCATGACAAATTGACCGAACTTTTGTTTTAATTTCTGGTATTCTGCTGAATAGTATTCAAATAGTTTTTCGTTATAATTCGACTGGTCTATAATCCTATCGTAAATAGTTTTCTTGTCTTTCCTTCCAAGTGACCTATTGACACTTTTCTTGATCTCATTGAAATCATTCTTTAATTGTTTCCCGTCTGAGTTTAAGTTTTTCTTTGCATCGTCATACTCAGCCTTTATTAAGTCGGCAGTTCTAGATAGTTGTTTCACAAAAGAAGTCAGAGAAAGCAAAGCCCCTGTTAATACTAAAGGGAGTCGCATTATACTTCCAATTGTAGCGATTGCAGAAGCTAAACCAGCAGCAGGATTTATAAACTGTATTCGTTCTAGAATGTCGGATATAAATCCGTCAGCCACTAGACTAGCCTCGTCCTTAAGACCGATTAGAGACATTGAATAATGGAAAGTGTTTGTGTCCTCGGTCGATCTGTTTACCGTGAATCCATCGGCAGCTGGGACGACTTCAACGTATCGTTTTCTTTCGTAATCTCTGTAAATGATACCATACTCAGCATAGTTAAATTTCCCTTTCCCCGGTTGTGTAACCGTGAAAGCACCTCTAGCAATGATTTCTTTTGACTGTGGGCTATTGCCCGAAAAATTCCCGTCTTTACGGATACTGTTTAGTAATCCGATAAAATCAAAGAATTCCATCTTACCAGTTCTAACATTGACACCCGGTATAGGTAAGGCATCGGCTATGGCATCTTGTAAATAGTTTGATACCGTAGACTGTGCCTGAGTAGATAAGTCAGAAGCAAAGCCAGATTGACCAGTAGTGACACTCTGAGGACGTGCATAGTAATAAAGATGAAATTCACCTTCCAGTCTGATTTTAGAAATATCATTCCCAAAGTCGGTTACTGTAAATCCATAGAAAGTAGGATCAACCGTTATTCTCTGTGGATAGCTTTCCTCATAGCTTGTAGGTCCATTTAAGAAAAAGTATTCCCCTAGAGACTCGATTAAATTACCCTTGTCTGTATTACGCTTGTAGAATGTTAATGAGAATCCTTTTAATGGCATACTGAGATTATAGCCTAATGGGATTAATCAGTCACTTAATTAAAACCCACACTAGCACAGGAACACTTACTCATTGAATAAGCTTCCAAGCGATAGGAACGAATAGCCATACCGCTTGAATAAATGTCGCTAGGACTGGATTCATAGACCGACCGATTTACGCAAGAAAGGGATTCTAACTTTCTTGTCAGCTTCTTCTGAAAAGTGGACAGCATCTTGCAAAACTGTGATATAAGCTTCACCATTACCGGAAAGGAATGGAGTATAAAGGTCAATACATCTTGATTTGAACACTCTTGCGATTTCACCGTTTACAGTTGCCACATCCATTTTGAGCCTTTGAGTGTCTGTAACACCTTGGAAGTATGATAAATGGATTGGTGGGCATAGACAGCCGTAAGCATCTGGAAGTAATCTAATAAGCCTATCAAACCAATTGCCTAGACCTTCCATTCTTTGCTGTAGTGCATTATTCCCGCCAATATTTACAATGACAATAGGCTTGTCTTCTCGGATTGCTTGCATAACTTCTAGTCCGTCCACTGACTCAAGGAATTGCACCCACTGGTCAACACGCGTACCACCAATACCAATATTGACAGAGATACCAGGAAGACCTTCGCCAAGTTGAACCATATTGGAAATTGTGTTTAAGTTCTCGGCATTTGAATCGCCTAGCACTATTAAGGATATTTTCCCCATCATTCGAGCGAGTCTTATCTGTGGGATAATTCTGTTTTTATAATCTGCTAGGTTTAGACCGCTTCCAGTCTTGCGAGTGCTTAGTCTTTTGGCTAGTTGCCAAGTGTATTGAAATAGTTTGTTTCTCATGGTGTGAATACTCCTACATAGACAGCAGAACCTGCTCCTAGTATTGATTTTAGTTTTATTATAATATTCGTTGTGATGACATTCATATTAGGGACTAGCACGTAAATAGCACCCTTTCCCGATGTTAGAATAGATGACCTAGCAGGATTAATATTAGCAGGATTTAAAACACCAGCGTCAAGGAAAGAATAATCTAAGAACATACTCATTAGATTAGATTTGTATTTGTAAGCGTCTGGTGGATCGGGAAATAGATTAAACACAATTGGAGCCGTTGCCACTGTAGCCGTGACTGTGGAAATAATCAATTGAACATAGTCAGCATCGGACATTCCCAACGGTCTAGCAATCCCATAGAAGGAACCCCACAGATTAAGATTCCAGCCTGTAGCATTCGCCAAGGTCGACTCTGTTACGATTCGTTTCTGGTATTCGATATGCCATCTAAGAGCGTTTTCAATAGCCCCTGAATTCCAATCGTTAATATTCGTTTCGGGTGTTAAGTGTGGACGCGAGGGATCGCCAATCAGTTCTTTATAAACCCTGTCTTCTTTAGCGAATAGAGGAAGCTTTGCGTGTATCCCTTCCATTAAGTCGGAACCTCTCGAGGAGTTTCAGCACTTGTCAGAGTTCCACCACCGGAGCCACCTAGCCGAGCCTTAGAAGTCGTAACAATAGAAACGTCACCAGCAGGAACCAGAACTTGGCATTTAAGGAAGTCTGGATGTGCTTTTAAAATACTCGCTTTGAGTTGGTCATACAGAACATCTTGACCTACAGGCAAAGTATTCACATATGTAATAGCTGCATTGTTTGCAATTGCTAGGGCTTCTCCATTGGTTAAGACACTAGAAGCTAATACTGTGATTGTAAATGTAACGTCTACAGCCTGTAGAGTAATTCCACTCACATAGACATTTGCATTTGCAGCAGCATAGCCGGGGTATGTTGTCGGATCGGATATTTTACCAGCGATAGTATCATAAACAAGTTGTATGAAAGTAGGTGAAGGTGTAGGTGTGCCGTCACTCACATAGCAGTTAATCCAATTGTCTTCTGGTAGATTGGTATACGGATTTACATTTGTAACTAGAACATAATCAACAATACCAGGGATTGTTGAAAGCCCCGTCAAGATTCCCGCTACGTTGGATCGCCCTAAGCCCTGGATGTAAACTTGCCATCGAGAAAGCCTGTCTATATCGCTTTCCTCATCGGTTCCACCTACAATGTCAGCAGGATTCCAAACCCGTGTATTTGATTCGATTGTGTCTAGGATAGAACCACGACCTTCATTGGTGTCTATGGTTCCTGCTGAAATATTACCAACCGTGCCAGCATTGACAGCCCTAATGTCGACCTCTACATAAGTATTACCCGCCAAGAGAGTAACCGCTTGGATTGTGGTGTATTGGATACCAAAAAGGTCAACTGTGAATATCGGGTAAATAATATCAGTAAGACTGACAGCATGTTCTAATCGAACAAAGCCCCCCGCGTTAGTTCCTGCTAATCGGGAAAATCCAAAGGTGTAATAACTACCCTCTAGGATAGCCTGTTTGAGTCCATTCAAAGTATTTAGATCCGAGTCGGCAAGTTCTATGGCAATTGCTTCTATCAGTGAACCAATACGACTACCCGGATTAAAATTGCTTAGACTAGAACCAGCACTCTTAAGCCAGCCTATCATATTTGCTCTGTAGTCAATTGAAGTCTTTGGTGTAAAAGGGTTTATTGTAGGCAGTGCAGGCATGAAAATATTTTCAGTTAGAAAAGAAAATCGGTCAAGTAAGACAGTGAGTAGCCGATAATCTAAACAAAGGAGAAATCATTTATGAATGAAAATGATATTAGAGTAATCGAATGTTTTAACGGAACTGCCTTTGGTGTTCACAAAGACGGTAGAACAACGGTAAGTTATTTCACACCGTGCTTACTGTTAGACGCAATTGAAAACAATGAAGTAGAATGGGAGAATGAATATGCCATTGTATAAAATGAGATTCAAAAGCCCTGACGGTTCAATTGAAGGGGAGTTATTAGTAGCACCAGAACCCGATGACCATAATGACGCAGGTTATGAAGCTTTGATCCCAGAAGGAAGTCATATACACATGGAAAAACTTTCGACCGAAGAAGGGCTTGCCATTCTTGCAAAAGATTTAAAACATAAAGGGATGTATTAAATCCTAGCACCTAAATTTCTTAAACGCTCAACATTAGCTTTAGCAATACGCTCTTGTTGGGCTTTTTTTATGCGTTCTAATTGATTGCGAGGGCTTCCAATTCCTTTCTTCGCTAGTGCTTCGGTTGACTGAGTGCCAAAAGAATTATGCAAGTGGTGAAGTCGGATAGACATATCCAACGCATCTGGTCCGTCTTTCTTAGCGTATGGGAATTCGTTAAGCATTTTAAATAGCAAATCAGAGTCATTTCTAATCTGCAATAACCCGCCTTTGATTAATGGCTGTAGGTTAGATTTAATCCTAGCTATCTTGTCTCCTGTTGAATCAATTTCCTCTATTGGTATAATTATCTTTTTGTCTGTAGCGATTCCAAATTCTGCCATTCTATCTTGTGGACTTGCTGAATTGAAACGAGCTAGTGAACGCTTAAAGGAATCCACGAAATGAGCCTGACCACCGTTTACTTCTATCCCTAGAACATTCCAAGGGAAAAGTAATAACGCCCTTATAATATCTTTCATAATGTCATCGGAACGCCTACGCTTTATGTCATCGTAAATGTGTCGGTAGTAACCTTGTGGACTTAGAGACGTGCCTACGATAGCAGAAAAATCACTTGTTTCATTTTTACCCAATGACAAGTCCACTGCTAATGTAAGTCTCCAGTCTGGCTTTATTATAGTCGGTGAAAACTCATAGGTTTGTATCGTTCCTTTAAATACTTGGTCTATTTCTGCAATCCCCTCATTCTGCCTTTCCTGTGCAAACATGATAGGGTCTTTCAATCGTTCTTCTAATAACTGAGCTGTTGAAATTCCTTTCTCCCAACTAGATACTTCTTTCCCGTTTTTAACTACTAGAGCACTCGATTTTCTTTTATCCCATTCGCCCGGTGGGTATTTTATTTCATCATTGAAAATACTTTCCCCTACACAATTTGGTGCTATCACCGTGTAGGCAACTATTACGTCAATACCCCACTGACTACCAAGCTTCAAAGCAGCCCTATCAAACCAGCGATATTTCCGAACCATGGTTGACTCAGAAGAAACATCTTTTTCCTCATCGGGATCATCGAATATTAAAGCGTCTGGTCTATACTGCTTATGCCTTTTCCCTCGGATAGCATTCAGAAAGCCCTTTGCGATTATCCGAAAGTTCCCACTGAATACTATGTCGGTATCCTTCCATGAAACATTCTGACCTTTGGCATCTATGGCAGGTGATAGTTCTGGAAAGTCATCTGTCAATTTGTGATTGTCTTCCACTTCTTCAACAATCTTTCGTAAGAAGTCTTTCGCATTCTCGAGACTGGATGAAATCAAAATTACAAACTTCCATTCACCCCTAAGCATAAGCCATATTACCCCGGCAAGGGAAAGGATTGTAGATTTCCCAAAGCCTCTAGACAACGCCCTTAAAACTTTCCTTGGCTTTCTTCCACGTCTTTTAAATTTGAATTTTTGTATTGTCTCTATAAGTTCAAGTTGTTGTTCACCAAACTCAGTAGGGAAATAATGACCGAAATAATAATCCAAGAAATATCTAAAGTCGGCTTCATCACTAAGGACTTTTGCCCTTGGTGTCTGTTTTGATTTAGTCTTTTCTGTCTTGTCTTTCTGCTGTGCAAGAAAAGCCTGTATTGCTATCTCTTGAACTTCGGGTGAGTATTTAGATAAGGCAGCTTGGAATTTTTCTTCTTTTGTCACTTTCGTTTATTAAATTTGGTTAAAATTTTCTGGAAGTCAGTCATTGTATTTTCATTCTTATCATAGAACTGGAATTCAGACTTACATCTATTACACCTAACCCCGATTGGATATGTAGGTGTATGTCGCCTGACAGTCTGGCTACTTCGGATTGACGCCCTAACCCAGATTGGATATGTAGGTGTATGGCTAGAATATATATACTTAGCTTTCCCTCCACAGAAAGGACATGGCTTTAACTCACTCGCTTGCATCTGCTATCGACTCCAATTCCGATAAGAGAGCCTGAGCCGCACGTTTAGCCTTATCATCGGCATTCTCTTTGTCTACTGTCTTTACAAGATTACCACTGTCTTTCAAGTAGGAAAGTGCTAGCCTTGGATCTGCTATTGGCTTTCCGTGTTCATCAACTTCTTTGGAAATTAAATTATCTCTAATCACTCCATACGCAAGCTTAGGCAATCCTGAATACTCAGCCCTAATTTGTTCATGTATATACTGTTTTTGTTTTGCTAAACATGAAAGGAATGCATCATCATCTCTAAACCATTGGTATACCGACATGGGAGTCTTTCTAATCTTGATAGCAGCTTCTTTAATTGATAGACCGCCCTCAGTAACTAACACTATGACAGTTTCTTTTTCGATAGATATTTCAGGGAAAATTCTGTCTGATTGTGGTTCTTTCTTTTGACCGTTTTTTGCTTTTTTAGGTTTTTTTGCTTCACTAGACATAGTGCCTACTATTTAAGCACTATAAGAAGGTTGTCAAGCAGAAAATAAAGTTGGCTCTACTTCGTAATTACAGATAAGGATTTCTGTATTTCTATTACCTAAGTTTCGCCTTTCTCCGATTTCAATAACATTTAGATTTCTGGATTTGGCTTGCTCTAAAATAAAAGGATTTTTAAAAGCGGAAATTGCAAAAAAGTATTTATTAGGATACTGAATAGATTTTTCAAAATTCTTATCAAATACATCTATCCAATCTTGGTCATTAAATGAATGGGAATAATTATCAGTAGTTCCTAAGTATGGGGGGTCATTGTAACTTACTACAGTAAAATTATTTATCTTAAAAAAACTTGCCCACCCTATTGTTTTAAAAAAGAGCCTAAAGTCAGAATTGCAAATAATTACTTCATCAAGAAGCCCCTTAGCTCGAACATAATTTTCTAATAGTATCTTTTTAGAATTTGAAGCAATAATAAGAAAACAATCACTCTTACCCATATAAGAAAAATTAGATAGCATTAAAAAACGTAACGCTTTTAATACTGGATCTGATTCAGTATTCCCCTTCCAGTGATTAAAGAGACTTTCAGATTTAGGCATATTTTGAATAGCCTCAAATAACTCATCCCATTTATGAGTATAAACATCCCAAAGATTGAAAACATTATCGTCTATATCATTCACTATATTGTGCATAGCTTTAGGTTTAGAAAAATACATAGCCCCTGTTCCAAAAAATGGCTCTAAATAAACATCATGCTTAGGGAAAGTGCTATAAATTTTTTCTGCCAGTCTTGCCTTATTTCCTAATCGTCTTAATATCATATTAATTATACCTATCGACCGATTCAAACAAATACTTTAGCTTTTTATTTATGCTTTCACCTAACACTGCCTTTACTCCTTCTACTCAAATACCGGAATCACTTAAAAGAATCCTAGCCGACACCCATGTCTTATCCGACAAGAGAAAGAAAAAAATTGTTGCCCGATATTCTGATAAGGATTAAAATATGAAAGATAAAATAAAATGCCCCCATTGCAATAATGAAAGTTATTATGA